GTTCTGTTTCAGAAGCACAACAAGGAATCCATCATTATGAACAAATTGTTAGAGCCGCAGGATATGATGCTGTAGGTGATCCATTATCAGAAATTATTGTTGAGGTGGATTTAGAGACATATACAAGTTTAGTAGCTACTGACAGAAAAGTGGTGACAAATTATGACTATGAACAAAACCTGAACGAAAAGAAAAGGGAAATTCTCATTTTAGATAAAGATTGGCTGTTCAAAATACTATCAGAAGTAGAGAATATATTTGTGTAATGGGTGAGTATAGACAACCAAGAGATATTGAAATTATAAAGTTTATGTTATGGAATTATGATTTCAGCAAAAAGACTGACATACGTGCCATTACTGCTGAATTCGCTATTTTTGAAGACATCCAAGTGAATACCCTTCAAGGAACCTTAGTATTATATGATGCCGTAGATTTGATACAAGAATTTCCTATCATCGGTGAAGAAACTATAGAGATTGAATTTAGGGTTCCAGGTGAAAAAACGTCCATAAAGGGTTCCTTTAGAATCTATAAAATAAGTAACCGACAAAGAGGTAAAACAGACACAGGTCAACTCTATGTATTGTATTTTGTGTCTAATGAGTACTATAAAAATCTTCAGGTAAAAGTAAAGAAGTCATTTCGTGATATGCCTGTCTCTAAAATGGTAGAGAAGGTTTTTGAGAATTATTTGGTGGAGAAACCTAATATAGGTAATGTATGGCCACCAAAAAAGTTGTTGACCAATGAAGAAAGTGCTACACAACAGACCATTGTAATACCAAATTTGAATCCATTTGGAGCTATAAAATTTTTAGCGGATAGGGCTGAGTCTGTGGACAATAAAAGTTCAACATACACATTCTATGAAGACCATAATGGTTTCCATTTTACAACTTTTGAGAGTTTCATGGAACAAGAACCTGTACACACATATAATTATGAGCCATCAAATATTGACACTAAAAATCCCAACACTGTTGGCACAAAGGACCGTCGGGATGCTTATACTGTATCGTCATTTGAGATTGTTAAAACGTTTGATGTGTTGACGAACATGCTGGGTAATATGTATTCAGGAGAAGTATTGACACATGATATTATACGGAAGGAATATACAACCCATAGTTTTGATTACAAAAAGGATTTTGAAGACAAAACGTCTGGAATGAAACATCTTGAAAAAGGTAATAAATTAGTAAGTGATGAGGCAGATTTCACATCATCTGAGGGACATAAACTTTTCTTACCAACAGAGTTGAAACAAACAGAGAACAACTATATTAAGGCTAAGATAGAAGCAGAAAGGGATGTGCCAGCTGAGGATAAAAGAGTTGTTATACACCCAACGTACCGAGAAAGGTTTTTACTTAAGAGAAATTCGTTCTTATCAGGTATGAATAATATCGTCATAAATATAACTATTCCAGGTGACCATGAATTGGTTCCTGGTAATGTTGTTAAGTTTGATATGCCATCAGCTACAAGTTTAGAAGGTGTACCAATGTATGATTCTAAATTTAGTGGAAAATACTTGATAACACAACTAAAACACAAGTTCGTTCAGGACACATTTATAACTGAAATGGAACTTATCAAAGATACGTATCTTAATAAAGCTGAACATAAACTTAATTCTAAAGCTGAACATAAAAAACTATAAGGGATTTGAAATGTTATTGAACTTCAAAGAACGTGAAAACCTAAAAGACTATGAGTCAGAAAAATATATTGAAGAAAAACTCATACTTTTGAATAAGGGTAAATCGTATGGACAAGTATTATTCTTGGCTGGTGGTTCTGGTTCAGGTAAAGGGTTCGCTATAAACAATTTCTTAGAAGGTAGTAAATTCAGAATTAGAGATGTTGATGAAGTGAAGAAGGGAATTTTACAATTATCCAAACTGAATAAACTTTATCCTGAGTTAAAAAACTTTGAACTTAACAATCCTGAAGATGTATATAAACTACACCAGTTTGTTAAAGATGCGGGTATTATGGATAAACGACTCAACAACCTACTCAAGGATGTAAAGTCGGACAGGTTACCCAATATTCTTTTTGATATGACGTTCAAAGACATTCGTGATTTACACAACTTTCTACCCAAATTATTAATGGTAGGTTATGAACCTAAGAATATCCATATCGTATGGGTTCTAACAAACTATGAACTAGCGAAAAAAAGGAATGAGTTCCGAGGTAAAATGCCTGGTGGACGTATGACCGCGCCGGAGATAGTATTAAACACAGCAAGAGGTGCAGCGGTAACCATGTTTCGTATTATACAACATGGTCCACCAAATGGTATTAATGGTGCAATACATGTCGTCTTAGGTAATGACAAAAATATCATCTATCATGTTAATAGTAAGGGTGAAAAATTGGATGGTGAAAGAGATCCTGTAACTGGAAAACGAATAAGACCTATAGTCGTTAAAAGTTTTGCATATATTAGAGTTAAAGAAGAAGGAAAATCACATGGTGGTTATACACAATTTAATAAGGAACTATTGAAGTGGATAATGAACAACGCTCCAGCGTCAGCAGTGAAACAGATAAAAAAAGAAATGGATTAAACCCTTATGAAATCTCTTTAGATGAGTTAAAAAGGGTTGCCGAAGATAATGGTGGTAAGGTAACACTATTCGACCTCTTCCTTACTTCTAGTGAGTATAAAAAGTTGGCTACAGACTGGTCTAGAAGGCATGGTCTTTTAGCATTTTGGAAAAAGATGGAGAAAAAATATGGTGGGAAATAAATATATGGGTATTGACACCTTTACTTGGTTCCAGGGTGTCGTAGAAGACCGTTATGACCCATTGATGCTTGGCAGGTGTAAGGTTAGGTGTTTAGGATTTCATGATAACACCAAAGAAAAAATACCCACCAAAGATTTGCCATGGGCACACCCAATACAACCAATGGGCATTTCAACAGGAATGAATGGAATAGGACAAACACCCTTAGGTCCTGTCGAAGGAACTTGGGTTGTTGGTTTCTTTAGAGATGGTATTAACGCTCAAGAACCACTTATTTTTGGTGTTATTGGTGGTATTCCGGAATCCAGACCCCCTGATGGAAATGGTAGTTTTCCAATGACCGAAGAAGAACGTGAGGCAAAAGGCTTTTGTGATGAGAGTGGCACTTATCCGAAATGGCTTGATGAACCAGATACAAACAGACTTGCAAGAAGTAACGAGGGTGGTCATCGGATTTTATCCCAAAACCATATTGCAAAGGATGAGTTCTACCATCCTGTTTGCGCCCTAAGAGGCGCTTCTTCATATTATGCATCACCAGTATGGCTTCATGAGGACGCCACTGGGTCCCACGCTGTTCATGGTGGTGCATGGCAGTCAATTAGTGGATGTGAAGTTGATGACGAAGGTACAGGAGCATCCCAATACCATGGAGATGGAGTAGCTATAGAGTCGTCATTAATGATACCTCGTCCTGGAACTTTTCCACTACAACAAGGTGATAGTTGGGATGAACCTCTAACAACGAGTACTTTTGTTTGGGATGATTATCCTGAACTTGAAAACAAACACAACAAAACGCATTATCCAAGATACCATTCGTCCTACCCTAAAAACCATGTGTATGAAACAGAATCAGGTCATGTTAGGGAATATGATGACACTCCTATGGGAGAACGTATCCATGAATACCATACAGCAGGTACTTTTTATGAAATTGATGCATCAGGTGCTAAATCAACAAGAGTTGTAGCTAATAATTATGTGGTAATCTTTGGAACCAACCATATATATATTAAAGGAGATTGTAACATTACAGTGGATGGTAACGAAACAAGGTACATCAAGGGTAATCAAAAAATCCATATTGGTGGCACCAAAACAGAATACATACAAGGTGATTCCTCACAACGAATTGATGGAACCATGTGTCAGAACGTGAGGGGTCCTGTTAGTGAGTATTATGAATCCACATCAGACAAGATAGTGGATAAGAATGTTACCGAAAGGTTCGGTATAAACTCAAACACCTATGTTGGTGTTTTAGCAGGAGGAGGAAACTCTACATTTGTGACTCATGGTCACCGAGGCGTGGAGACAATGGGAAATCTCAGTGAGATGACTTGGAGGATACACCAGAGTGTAATAGGTGCAAATAGTGAATTGTATGTTACAGGGAACAAGAAAACAACTGTCGCCGGTGATGTTCACCGTGTATTTGCTAGTAATTATTACACCCAGGTTGTAGACAAAGTTGAGGAAGATTACCTAGACAAACATATAAGTAAAGTTGGCGATGCATATCACCAACAAGTTGAGGAAATGGTTCTTATAAAATCTAGTGATGTAGTTAATATCTATGGAGGACCCAACATCAACCTGAATAATCCTGAACCGAATATTCCCGATGAACCAACTGCACCGGATCAGGCTAACCATACATGGCGTCATGCTCCAACATTTTACAACTGTCCAAAGACAGATTGGCATGAAGAACACCCACCCGGGTCGATACAACCAAACTAATAATAAGAGGAAAAAATGCCCACATATGAAGGAGCTAATGCTAGTTACACTATAAGGACAGCAGGCGGTTGGCAGTCATATGCAAATGTAGCCTCTGCTGGTGCAGCTATGGATGCTGATTCTGTCGCTGGGGGTCATCCAGTAATAAATTCATTCAAATATGATGTTGACTTTGGAACCTTGGCAGGAATAGATATGTGTGCGGCCGCAACTGCTGAAGCAATTGCTGCACTAGATGTCCTTGTAGGTAAAATGACGGCTAACTCGCATGCTCCTCCAATTTGTAGAGGAGATTTGGAAGATGAAGATATTTGTCATTGTTCGTTACCAATTCGGGCTGAAAGATCACCTGATGTGTTTGCAAATGGTATCGGCATATCCAGACAAGGTGATGATAATTGTATACACTTGAAACCTTGCCCTTTTGCTTGTTGCAACCATACAGCTCCTATTACTACAGGTTCCACAACCGTGTTTATCAACGGTAAGGGATGTGGAAGAATTGGTGATGGTGTTACAGACTGCACAGCTGTTGCAGAAGGGTCACCAGATTGCTTTGCGGGGGGTTAGGTGTGGACCTTTAAGGAACCTAAGGTACCTATGGTTTCCCTAAGGCGACACCGCTAATTATACACCTGTTTTTAGAGTTTGTCAAGCGTTTTTTTAGATTAATTTGATATAAATAGTAAAAAATAGAGAACTAACAAATGCCAATACCATCAGAAATAATTTTTAGTGATTTTCAGTTAAATTTAACGCCACATCCAGTGACGAGAGATTTGGTGATAGCTACTAATGAGGACGCTGTTAAAAGGTCTGTCAAGAACCTTATTTTAACGAACTTTCATGAAAGGCCTTTTGATCCGATTTTAGGGTCTGATGTGACATATCATTTGTTTGAAAATTTTAGTCCGATTACTGAGAGTATAATCTATGATGGTATTGAAGAAGTTTTACAAAATTATGAACCTAGAGTAGAACTTCTAAACCTTAGAGTTAAAGCTGATGAGGATCAAAATAGTTTCAATTGTACAATTGAATTCAGAATTATTAACCAGGTCGAGCCTCTTGAACTCGACATTTTCATTAAAAGGGTAAGGTAAAAATATGGGTATTGCAAATTCAACACTATCAGTTTCAGATTTAGGTTTTGCTAATATCAAGTCATCTCTTAAAACCTTCTTAAGAGCTCAAACAAAATTCAACGACTATGATTTTGAGGGTTCAAACATGAGCCTTTTGATAGACTTACTAGCATATAACACACACTACAATACATATTATACCAATATGGTAGCTAACGAAATGTACCTTGATACCGCATTGATACGGAACAACCTAGTGTCAAGAGCGAAAGAAGTTGGTTACCTACCTTCATGGTCTAAAGGTGCGGTTGCGAATGTAAGTGTGACCGTTGTACCTTCTACCTCTCCAAACACCGTCACAATAGCAGCAGATACTATTTTTACTACAGAAAAAGATGACCTAACATTAAAATTCTCAAACGTTAATGACGTTGTAATTACACCCAACTCAGCTGGTGGGTATATTGAAAGTAATATGCAGATAGTTGAAGGTCTACCACTCACTCACAAATATGCAGTCAGCACCACAAATGCGGTAAGTTACATTATACCCAACGAGAACGCTGACCTTACCAACCTTACAGTTACGGTCCAAGAGTCCGCAGCATCATCCAATGTCCAATCATATAGTTATGCAAATGACATTACTGAA